GCACCCGTGTCTGAGCGAAGATGCTCATAGACGTAGAAGCGATTTTCTGATGTTGACATGATGTTCACCATTTAACGCGGTTGGCCCAGTATGCCGCACTCATCTTGCCCTTGGAAATGTTCTCAGCATGTCGAGCTTTGAAAGACTCTCGACGCGCTTTATCCGCCTTTGATTCACCCTCGCGTTTGGGCGAGCCAGAGACGCCCTGCTGACCAAATCGGATAGTCTTGATTTGGTCGCCAGATTTAGCAACGACGACATGCGACTTGGTTGGATGAGAAGGCGTGCGCTTAGGCTTGTTATAGCCTTCAACGCCTGCACGTTTTAAGCGTGAATCTTGTTTCATGGCGTCGTAGCCTGCGGAAACCACGCCGGGTCATACGGCGCGACCGTGTAACCCACAACGTCATTCATTAGTGAATCATCAGGTTTTGCGAACACCCAAGCGCCGGAAACAGTTTCCTGCTCAACTGCCCAAGCGGTTGTGTAACCCTGCTCAGAATCTTTTATGCCCGTTGCAGCATTAACTCCAAACACAGGGAAATGCCGGTCGTCAGCGCTAGTTTTCACCGCCTCATCGGTGTTTAGATCGTCTTTCTGCACCACTTGGCCTGTTGATACGTCCAATAGGTCCGGCGAGTTAATAGCTTGCACCATATTGGCGTAAATAGTGGTCAGCGCAGATTGTGCGGCGGACTGTGTTGTAAATACAAGATAGTCCATTGTTACACCGTTGGTGGAGAGTTTTTGTACGGATGACCCACTGGGAGGTTGGCTTGCAAGCCCCACTTCCACGCTAGGTAGCCTTCGAGTTTTTGGCGGTTATCTGTTGATAGCGTGGTCGGCACGACTAACACTTCGTTTATAGCGCCACTTAAAAACGCGTTGCTATTCGGGCTGAACGTGTTGCCTATTGAAGACCCGCTGCCATTACCTATTGAATCGCTGCTAGTGGCACTTCCCACATTGGTTGCGTTTATGTAAAGCTGGAAACTGTTACTTGTGCGAGTTATCTCAGCAATACTGCGTTGACTAAGCGCCACCGTTGTGGAGGAAGTAGCAATAGTTGTTGCGTTGGTTCCGCCATATATCAAGTTTCCAGCCGGAATAATGCGAAAGCTAAAATCTGCACGGGTTCCAAATATGTGCTGAGTCAGAATTTCAGAACCCCACGTGCTGGTTCTTGCATTCGGATTGACTACTGCCAAAATCGCAAAATCGCCAGTTCCGTATCCAAATGTTCCCGTGCTAGCTGAACCAATGGTGAGTACATCGGAGCCGTCAGCAAATGTGACGTTAGATGCAGAATATCCGGGCTGGTTGGCGGCAGTCGCTTGTGCAAAGTTCCGACCATTCCCAGACTTATCATTCCACTGACTAACCGTAGAACCGTTTAGCGTGATGGTGCTCGCATCAGCAGCGTCGAGCCAGAGGGCAGTAGTGATCTGTGCGGGCGTCCACAAGACGCCAGGCTTCCGACTTCCAAATATGATCGTGAACCCGGTAGCCATTATGTGCGGTAGCCCTCAATTACAACGTAAAACACTTCCCCACTTGCCGGAGTGTAAGCGCCTGTTACTTCAAGCAATCCAAAAATTGTTGTTCCAGATGTCGGAGAAACCGTTGCACCCGCACCAGTTGTCGGTACGCCGATCCCCATTGCCCCATCTGACCCACTCCAAGTTATAGTTACAGGAAAGGTCCCGGCATGGTTTAGTAGGTTATTTGTAGCCAGTGCTCCAGCGTTGTTAAACACGCCATTATCCCCAACGGTAGGCGTCGGGATGGATTCAAACAAATGCAGCCTAAACGCGGCATTTGTCAGGCTGGTGCCTGATTTTTCAACACGCACTCGCTCGACACGTAGGCAGTCACCTGCTGTTCTTACAGCGTTAGTAAATGACATAGGAATAACCGAGCCTGCGGTTGTACTGTTTGCCACCAAATCGCCCGCCGCATAGGCTGTAGTGTCTGCCGGCCTAGTGAATGTCGCCTGAATGCGCACTTCGCTGTTGTTGCTCACAACACTAAGTTTTTCCGCCCATGTTCCGTCGCCCTGGTCGACATTGCGCCTCAGTACGTCGTTATAGCTTTTGATAATGTCAGGCATTCTCGCTCCCCCGGAGAATTAAGTTTAAGAAATACGGTACCACGAATTCGTGGACTGCACGAACCGAACGCGGAAAAATGCATTTGCAGCGAGCGTCGTCGGTGCGCCAAATGCTGCTGTCGCACCATTCAATGCCAGCGTGAACGTGGTGATGATTTGAGTAGTTGTCACCAATACCTCGGTTCCATCTGGCGTGCCGGTGTTTAGCGGCAAAGTGATCGTGCCAGTGGCCAGCGTGCCAGCGGGTTGCAAGAGCATCCACAATTGCTGGCTGACCGGGGTCGGCACGGTGATGTTGAAGCCGGTGCCGGGTGTAGAGATGCTGGTGGAAAGCGTCGGGGCTGCGAATGTCTGCTGGAAGTAGGTCAGCAGGGCGCTAATTGGCAGTCGTCGAGCATCACCATTATTCGGGCTGTATACCGGAACCTGATCGCCAGATGACACCTGCGACAAAAGCGGAAGTTGGTTAATTTGCGGCATCACTTGCACCTCAGTTATATTCAATCGGGCCATCAGGGCCAGCCGTCACGCGATCAACAGGCGGCCTCAGGAATGGATTGTCATACACACGCCACGGCTTATTACCGGCCCCAGATGGCATGGTGTCTGGAAGTTGTTGCTCAAGCGGTGCTGTAGCACGCTGCAACAGGGTGTCATAGCCTTGTTTGGCCGTCGCCTTGGTCTCAGGCATGACTTGCTTGCCATAGCTAGGAGCTAACCGAATGCCAAGATTGCAGATAATGGCCTCATAGGCTGAATCCGGGACGTTCGTTTCCTCGTCGATGCTGCCTTCCTGCGGGCTTGAGGGAATCGGATAACCAAGGCGAATTCCCTTTCCGTTCCAATCGGCCATCATTGCATCGAGGCGACGCCTGGCCGACTCAATCTGTTCGGGCTGGAGGTCGAACGCATACGACGCCAATCCGATTTCCTCGAAGGCGGCGGTTACGAACTGGCGTTTCGTGTAGCCCATGTCAACCCTTTAGTGCTTCTTCGATCTTCTCGAGCAGCTTTTTGTCGGTCGTCCGGCCATCGAACTTGATGCCCAACTCCTTGGCCTTCTGCTCTAATTCATCACGGGTGATGGAAGAATCATCCTCCGTTTCTGTAGAGTTGTCCACAGGTTGTTCAGGGTTAAGAAATGCTTCAACAGCATTCACGAGACTTTCATGCCACCCATCAGCGAGCTTTGCGCTTAGTTGCTGCTCATCATTGACGCCAACGGAATCATAAGTGGTCCCATTCGGGCCCCAATGTGCGCCTGGGCAGCGATAAACAATCGTTGGGAATTCCATCATTTACCCTTCTTCGCCGGAGCCTTCCCAGGCTTCCCTGCGGCCTTTGCAGATTTACGGGCTGAACTCAGCGCAACAGCGATTGCCTGCTTCTGAGGCATACCGGCCTTCATCTCTTTTGAGATGTTGGAGCTGATCGTCTTCTGGCTGTAACCTTTTTTCAGCGGCATTTTTGATCTCCAGATATGGAGACAGCCCCGAAGGGCTGTCTGTACATCAGTTCACATCAGATTAGGTCTGAGAGAACATGATAACGCCGGACATCTCAGGCTGCTTGTTCACCACGCCAAAGAGGGTATCAAGACGATACCTGGTCTTCATCGTGTTGATGTCATATTGCTTCTGCATCACAAGTTCAATACCCTGATCGGTAGAAGCTCGCATGACAGCTGCGCCAGCATCGCTAGGAACAGCATAACGGCCTGGCAGGATCTCCAGAGCATCACGTTGCCAGAACGGGTTAACGTAGTTGGCGACGGTGTTCAGGAAGGTGATCGCAGCGGTCGCGCTGGTGGCGTTCACAACCACGTTCTGATACTGAGCTTCAGCGTCCGTGGCACCTTGGTTAGAGATGATAGGGGGGCTGATAACCATCGTGGTGGCGTTGGTGACGCTGATAACCCGGAAGGTCTTCAGTTGACCAGTGTCGCCCTTGGTGATGTGATGAACAGCGTTAACGTTGGCGATCGTGAACGCATCACCGGCAGCCACGTTGGTGGTGCTGGAAACGGTCACGGTCTGATAACGGTTATCCACGTTCGACACTTCGCCAGTGCCTGCGGTCGAGGTGGCGCGAGGGGTGTAGTAGTTAGCACCGGCGACACGGGTATCGATGGTAATGCCGGCACCACCAGCGGCAGCAGCCTTGCGGTTCGCGTAGTCAAATTTATAGGTGGCGAAAGAAGCCATCTCCCCGACGAACGCTTTGCGCAATGCCTTGTCGCTGATTTCGTTACCGAACGAACGCGAAGCCTTCGAGAGATCGTTAGCCATGCCGTTGTAATCACGGGTGGAAAGGGCAAGGAAACGATCGTAAGAAGGAACGCCTTGCTCGTTCATGATGGCTTCGCACTGGGCGACGTCATCAAAGCCGGAGGCAGCCGAGGTGCGCTTCACGAACAGGGTGCCTTGATTGGCGGCCACGTTCATGATTGCAACGTTGATGTCAGAAGCCAGCTTTTGCTTAGCTGCGTCACCGAGGCGACCCTCTTGCAGGCTGTCACGCAATTCGGTAGCAGTCATGACCCAGGGGACAGACTTACTAAAACCGATGGTGGCAGGCACAGACAGTTGGGTGAAGTCGTCAAAGTTAGACGTCATATCGGTACCGTTGTAGCTGGTAGCGATATAAGGCTGAGGACGCCAAATGACGTTGTTGGTACGCTCCATCATCGTCTGGTCGGTGTTGTACACCGCGACGTTTTTGCTCAGAACCAGAGCATCTTGAAAGCCTTCAAGAATGTCCTCGAACGCGACCCGTTCTTCTTTCGAAAATGAATTAGCCATGATATTTCCTTAAGTTTAGTTGCGCTTCTGCCGACGATATTCCATGACCTTTGTATAGTCACCAGTTCGTTCAGCTTCTGCACGTAGCCTATTGAGTGTTGAATCAACCGACGCCGAAGATACTACACGCCCAGAATTCTGAACGATTTTCTCCGGTGCCGGAGCTGACTTGCGATTGCTTACTTTCAAATCTTTCTCCAGTCGTGCAACCGCGAAAGCAAATTCCACAGGATCACTGAGTTTTGCAAGTTCTGCGGCCTTCTTTGGGTTCTTCCCAAGAGCGTAAACAAGCAGAGCAGGATTATTCGCACCGCGAACAATGATGCCTTGCTGTGTCACATTAAAGAGTTCTTGAGCAGTGGCTTCCGCATCTTCGTAATCCTTTACTTTGAGCTCTGCCTTGTTTCTTGAATAGACTTCTAACCTATCCTTCCACACCTTATCTTGATCGGCCTGTTGCTGCCGAACCTTCTCAGACTCAAGTTCGAATTTACGTTTCTGCTCGTGCCATTCCTCAAGCTTTTGCTCGTACAAATCCGCGTCGTAATCAAAGTGTTCTAGTTTCGGCTTCGGCCCTGGTTCACCG